TCTACAAATGCTACATGGGGTAAAACAACAGCAAATACATCTTTTGCTACATTGTCTGGTGCTTATACACTTCCATTGTCTGCTGGTACAGATGCAACAATTACTGATTCAGATATCATTAATGCACAAAACTTGTTTGCTGATCCTGCACAGGCAACAATTTCATTATTGTTGACTGGTCCATATACAGATTTGGCAGTACAAACAAATGCAATTAATATTGCAGCTACACGCCGTGATGCAGTTGCGTTCGTTTCTCCACCACAATCAGCAGTTGTCAATAACTCTGGCAGTGAAAGAACTAGCGTATTGTCATGGATGAATACATTGTCTTCAATTACTGGTGGACCAACAGGTTCATATGGTTTTGCAGATTCTGGTTGGAAATATATGTTTGACAAGTACAACAATGTATACCGTTGGGTTCCATTGAATGGTGATATTGCAGGTCTATGTGTATACACAGACACAGCAAATAATCCATGGTGGTCTCCTGCTGGTTACAACCGTGGCGTTATCAAGAACGTTATCAAGTTGGCATGGAATCCAGTTCAATCTGACCGTGATGCATTGTATCAAGTTGCTGTTAATCCAGTTGCTTCATTCCCTGGTCAAGGTACAGTATTGTTTGGTGACAAAACAATGCAATCACAACCTTCTGCATTTGATAGAATAAATGTTCGCAGATTGTTTATCACACTTGAACAAGCAATTAAGAGAGCTGCTCAATACTCATTGTTTGAATTCAATGATGCATTTACACAAGCACAGTTTGTGTCTTTAGTAACTCCATTCTTGCGTAACATTCAAGGTCAACGTGGTATTAATGCGTTCCAAGTTGTTTGCGATAATACTAATAACACACCACAGGTCATTAATAGTAACCAATTTGTTGGTGACATTTATATTCAGCCTGCTCGTTCTATTAACTTTATCCAGTTGAATTTTGTTGCAGTTGGCACTGGTGTTAATTTCTCAACAATTACCACTACAACAGCTTAATAAATAAGAACAAATAGGAGAATAAAATGGCATTTCAAATTAGCGACTTCACAACACGCCTAACAGGCGATGGCGCCCGCCCAAATTTGTTCCAGGTAAGTATTCCAAATATCCCAACTGGACAAAATGCACCTGGTGCTAACCCTGCGGCAGGAAGTTCATCAACATCATTATCTTTCCTAGCAAAAGCTGCTCAACTTCCTGGTTCTACATTGGGCACAGTCCCAATGTATTACTTTGGTCGTGAAGTAAAATTTGCTGGTAACAGAACATTTGCTGATTGGACAGTAACAATTGTTAACGATGAGAACTTCATTATTCGCAATTCTATTGAAGCATGGATGAACTATATAAACAGTAATCAAGGTAATTTGAGAGGTACTTCTGTACAATCAAATAACTTTACTACAACACAAGCATTAGGTTATACATCTGACGCTCACGTTTACCAGTATGCAAAAACTGGTGGTTCAGATGGTTTAGCTGGTGCTATCAAGGCTTATGACTTTGTGGGTATGTTCCCAGTTGATATGTCTCCAATCGATTTAGATTGGGGTTCAAATGACAGTATTGAAGAATTTACTGTTACATTTGCATATCAATACTGGACTTCTACAAATACAACAGTCACAACATCTTAATATTATATCAAAGGGACTTCGGTCCCTTTATGTGTTTTTGAATTGAAAATTGGAAAAAAATGGCAAATAAATTCTCTTTATTTGGCTTTACCATATCTCGTGGTGAAGACCAACAAGAAACCCAACAATCATTTAGCCCACCAGCAAATGACGATGGTGCATTAACGATTACATCTGCCGCATATTATGGTACATACGTAGATTTAGATGGAACTGCAAAGAACGAGGTAGAATTAATATCTCGTTATCGTGAAATGGCAATGCAACCAGAAATTGAATCTGCCATTGACGATATCGTAAACGAAGCAATCTGCCAAGACGATGACGGCAAGATTCTACAAATTATTCTGGATGACTTAGAACAACCAGACAAGATTAAAAAAGCAATCAAAGCCGAATTCAACACAGTTATGAAGATGTTGAATTATAAGAATATGGCTCAGGATATTTTCCGCAGATACTACATTGACGGAAAATTATATTACCACATTATCATAGACCGTGAGCAACCAACCCAAGGTATCAAAGAATTACGTTACATTGACCCACGCAAACTACGCAAAATCCGTGAGGTCAAGAAACAAAAGGACGAACGTACTGGTGTTGAAGTTGTTAACACCGTAAACGAATATTATATTTTCAATGACAAAGTAACCACTGGTAGTTCCACAAACTATGGTCCAGTTGGTACTCGTATTACAACAGACTCTATCATTTCGGTTGTTTCTGGTTTGATGGATTCACGCCGTGCAGTTGTTTTATCATACTTACACAAGGCAATTAAGCCACTTAATCAATTAAGGATGATTGAAGATGCAACTGTTATCTATCGTATTAGCCGTGCACCTGAGCGCCGCATTTTTTATATTGATGTTGGAAATTTACCAAAGTTAAAAGCAGAACAATACCTACGTGACATCATGGTAAAATACAAGAACAAACTTGTATATGATGCCAACACAGGTGAAGTTAGAGATGACCGTAAATTCTTGTCTATGATGGAAGACTTCTGGTTACCACGTAGAGAAGGCGGCAAAGGTACAGAGATTACTACACTACCAGGTGGACAGAACCTAGGTGAGTTGGAAGACGTTAAGTATTTTGAGAAGAAACTGTATAAATCATTAAACGTTCCAGTCTCCAGACTTGATCCAAACCAATCTGGTTTTTCTTTAGGTCGTGTTGGTGAAATCACAAGAGATGAATTGAAATTTGCCAAGTTTGTTGGTCGCATGAGAGCTAAATTCTCCGACCTGTTTGACCAAGCATTACGTGTACAATGTGTTCTTAAAGGTATCTGTACAGATGCAGAATGGAATGAATTCAAAGAGCACATTCATTATAATTTCATTAAAGACAATAACTTTACTGAGTTGAAAGAAGCAGAGTTAATGACTAACAGACTTCAATTGTTGGCATCAGTAGATCCATATACAGGTCGTTATTTCTCACAGGCATGGATTCAACGTAACGTATTGCGTTTGAATGACGATGAAATTAAAGTCATGCAGGGAGAAATTGAAGATGAGAAAGAAGCAGGATTAGGATTGCCAGTTGGTGTTACAAATGATGTTGCACAACAACAAATGGTTTCTCAAATTGGCCAAGAAGATGCAGAGCATCAAAACCAATTAGATATGAGATTGGATCAAAGTAAAGAAAAGAATCCATCTAATCAATAAATATAATCATAAAATTTTAACTAGGAGATTAATATGTCCGATACAACAAGAAACCTAATCGATTATGCAGCACAAGATGATGCAGTTAATTTTAGAGCAGAATTGTATGCAGCAATTCACGACCGTGTTACAGCACACATTGAAGCAAAGAAACAAGAGATTGCTCAAGGTTTGGTAACACAAGAAGAAGAAACAAAACATAAAGCCATGAAAAAAGAAGAAGAAAAATGGCATATGAAAAAAGAAGAAGAAGAAGATGCTGACCACAAAATGATGATGAAGAAAAAAATGATGACGAAAAAAGAAGGATATTAATTAGTTATAAATACTTAATTACTTTGAAATAAAGAACCATGGCAAATAAATTCACATACCAAGTTTTAAGAGATACTCAAACAGATTCTGTTATCAAAATTACAGCAGCGTTTGATGGCTCTGGCCAAGAAGCCAATGGTTCTCGTATTCAGGCAAATACTCTTGCTTTTGCTTTAGATGCAAATGGTGCTCAGTTACATTCTGCACAAAGTTTAAGTAATACTGCATTATCTCTATATGATATTCAACTTACTGGTCTTAAATATTTTGTTAACTTTCCAACAGCAAACGTTGGTGGTATTGAAATATATTGGAACGGTGGCGGATCAACTACTGCTGCACAATATGCTAATTCTGCAACAATCTTTCATTTGAATTTGCAAGGTGAGTTTGGATTAGGCGAACAGTTACCTTCTATTTTGAACAATGCAACTGGTGGAAATGGCGATATTGGAGTTATGTCTACCGGAGCAACAGCAAATTCAGCATATACAGTAATTTTAACATTGCGTAAAAACAATGCAATGTTTGCTCGTGGTCAGTTCCAAGAACCTGCAGCATTCAACTACGGTTCATACAAACTTACACCGTAATATTAGGAATAAACATGGCAAACATTTATACATATCAAGTTTTAAGGGACACCACAGAAAAAACAGTTATAAAATTAACTGCCAATTTTGATGGTACAGGCCAAGAATCAAACAACTATCGTATTCAAGCAAATACATTGGCTGGTGCATTAACAAGCAACAATAACATTTTACCTAACGGAACACCATTATCATATTATGGTTTATCTATTTCTAGAATAGGTTACAACATTGCATCACAACAAAAAGGTTATGTTGAGTTGTCTTGGACTGCAGCTAATACAGCACAAAGTGTCCCAATTATGAATATGGACCTTTGTGGAGAATATTCTGAAGACCAAGGTATGGTATCAATTAAAAATAATGCACCAAATCCAACCGGCGATATTGGTGTTACTACATTTGGTTTGGTTGCTAACTCTGCATACACACTATTCATTGAGTTACGTAAAGACAATCAATACTATCAACGTGGTCAATTCAATGATCCTGCAGCATTCAACTATCCTCCATATGGAGTAACGCCATGAAATTAATCAAAGAAATTAATGAAACCGTTAATTATCTAACAGAAGGTAAAGACGGCAAAAAAGAATTGTTCATTGAAGGTCCTTTCCTTGTTTCTGAGAAGAAGAACAAGAATGGTCGTTTGTATGAATTCAATACGATGAAAAAAGAAGTTCATCGTTATACAGAAGAATACATAAATAAAAACCGTGCGTTTGGTGAATTAGGGCATCCTGATTCTCCTACAATTAATCTAGACCGTGTGTCACATATGATTGTTGGATTGCGTGAAGAAGGTACACAGTGGATTGGTAAAGCAAAAATATTAGAAACACCAATGGGTAACATTGCACGCCAGTTAATTGAAGGCGGTGCACAGTTAGGTGTTTCTTCAAGAGGTATGGGCTCACTTAAAAATGTTAACGGTGTTAATGTTGTACAGCCCGACTTTTATCTGGCCACAGCGGCGGATATTGTAGCAGACCCTTCTGCGCCTGGAGCATTTGTTCAAGGCATCATGGAAGGAAAAGAATGGATGTTGGTAAATGGTGTTTGGACTGAAGTAGAACATGCACAAGCAATTAGAGAAATCAAAACTGCTACACGTGCGGAAATCGAAGCAGTAAGTCTTCGCATATTTGAAAACTTCATGAAAAAACTATAATCAATAAATACCAAATATAAAATCAAGGAGATTTTTAGATGACAACAAAAAAATTCAAACTGTCTGAAGCCGCTAGTGCAATCTTAGAAGGTTCTAAAGAAACTTTCGATGCTAACATTGCTGCTAAAAGAGGCGCAAGAGGTCAAGACCATCATCCAAAAGGTGAAGTTGGTGACGATAGATTACCAGCATCAACTGCATATGGTCAACATGACGCAGGTATTATCGGTCATTCCCCTGAAGAAATGGACGATAAATTACCAGATTACTTAAAAGGTACTCCATCTGCAACACCTCCAGGTGCAACACCTCCTGTAGGTTCAGAGAAAGCAGGTGTTGGTGCTTCTAGACCACAAGGTCAACCACAAGAAACAATGGGTCGTAAAGACATTATGCATCCTGACCAAAGAAACGGCAACCAATACGAAAAATTGCGTGACCGTACTGCTGAAACATTACCAGCAAATACATTTGGTACAAACAAAGGTGCTACATTCCAACACTATGATGGTTCACACACAGCTGGTTCACAATCACAACACGTTAACATGGAAGCAATTGATATGTCTGATGACATTCGTGCTTTGTTAGCTGGTGAAAATCTATCAGAAGAATTTGCACAGAAAGCAACTACAATTTTTGAAGCTGCTGTACATTCACGTATTGAACAAATTGCAGAACAAATTGAAACAAGTTTGGTTGAGCAATTTGAAACTGCTGTAGAACAAGTTAAAGAAGATTTGGCATCCAAAGTTGATGACTATCTAAACTACATTGCAGAAGAATACATGAAAGAAAATGAATTGGCAATCGATACAGGCCTACGTGCTGAGATTGCAGAAGAATTCATTGGCGGTTTACGTAATTTGTTCATCGAACACTACATCGATATTCCTGAAGACAAGGTAGATGTTGTTGCTGAGATGGCAGAAAAAGTTGCTGAACTAGAAGCACAATTAAACGAACAAATTAATACTAATATTGGTTTGTCAAAAGATTTGAACGAACAAAGAAAAATTGAGGCAATCTACACAGCGTGTGAAGGCCTAACGCAAACTCAAGTAGAAAAATTGAAATCACTCGCAGAGGGTGTGGAATTTACTACTGAAGAAGAATTTGCAGACAAGTTGTCAACTCTAAAAGAATCATACTTCAAAGTTGACGTTAAGGTTGCAGACAATTCTGCTTTAGATGATGAAGTCCACATCGAAGAAGATACAAAGACTGTTAAGTCCGCAGATCCTTTGATGGAACAAGTCGTTGGAATTCTTAATAAAAAATAAGAATACCGAAAAATAATAAATAAAAGTTTCAATTAAGGAGTTATCCACATGTATATGACAGAAGAACTACAAAAGAAATGGCAACCAATTCTGGAACATCCAGAGTTAGAGTCCATTAAAGATCCATACAAAAGAAGCGTTACAGCTTTAGTATTGGAGAACCAAGCACAAGCAATGCGTCAAGACCGTCAGGCTTTGAACGAAACTGCTTCTGATCCTGGTCCAACAAACGTTACAGGTTCTGGTATCAGCAACTTCGACCCAATCTTAATCAGTTTGGTTCGCCGTTCATTACCTAACTTGATTGCTTATGATGTTGCAGGTGTTCAACCTATGACTGGACCTACAGGTCTAATCTTCGCAATGCGTGCTCGTTACAGCAACCAAGCAGGTTCTGAAGCATTCTATAACGAAGCAAACACAATCTTCTCTGGTGTTTCTTCTATTGCTAACCCATACGGTTTCGTTGGTAATACAGCAACAGATACAACAGCAAATACACAAACTGCTGTTGCATTAGCTAACAACGTTACATCTGGTATTGCAATGCCAACAAGCGTTGCTGAATATTTGGGTTCTGATGCTAACGCTGCATTCCAACAAATGGCATTCTCTATCGAGAAAGTTACTGTTACTGCACAATCAAGAGCATTGAAAGCTGAATACTCACTAGAACTTGCACAGGACTTGAAAGCAATTCACGGTTTGGATGCTGAGACAGAATTGTCTAACATTCTATCTACTGAGATTCTTTCTGAAATTAACCGTGAAGTTATCCGTACAATTTACACATCTGCAAAGATTGGTGCTCAATACGGTACAACAACTGCTGGTTATTTCGACTTAGATACTGACTCTAACGGTCGTTGGTCTGTTGAACGTTTCAAAGGTTTGATTTTCCAAATCGAACGTGATGCTAACGTTATTGCAAAACAAACTCGTAGAGGCAAA